TATGTACTTATATCTTAACCCTCTGGCACAATTGGCACAATTATGGCTCCGATCACATTCAGGGATTTAGTTTTAGCAGGGAGGTTGCTTGGACACAAAAACAGCGGGCGTGCCAGTCGCTACGCTCCTTACCGTCGGCTTCGCCTCCTCACTTGCTTTTTTGCTTTCCTTAACGCAACCAGCGACTGGTTGAAGGTTTAGGGTGAAGGTGGTCGCAGGGAAAAAGCGTCAATCCTCACACTCCTCATGCTTCGCATCGTCGTGAGAGTTATCCTTATTTTTCCCTGCTCGTATGGGTGTGATTTCATTGAAAGTTGATAATTGATTATCGAAGACTTGAGATATTGATTGATAATATGTATATATTATCTATTAATTGTTGTGGGTATTAATCTAAGTTGTTACTCATACTATGATTGAATACTGCTCTGGTTGATAGTATAGCTCCTTTTCCGGCAGCTGTGCTGGTGGAGACTACTGTATTATGGATACATACAAGGTAGGCTGTGTTTTCATTTTTAGTAAATTGGTATGCGGCTTCACTGACGTAACCAGTAGAACCTTTAGCTGTATTGCCTAAATCGGCATCTAAATTGGTGTCTGTTACGTTGTTATCAGGAATTCCTGTGGGATTAAAGGTATGAGCCTCTAATGTATCGTTTAGTCTTACTTTCACTTTTCCGTATTGGGTGACAAAGTTCTTATTAGTGTCCGTTATCTTGACGTCGGGATTCATCTTCGGGTCACGGAGGTTATGGTAGCGTTTGTAAATAACTTTCCACCTTCGGGGATTGAAAATTACCCCTGTGAGGCTTGATGCTGTATCCATCAAGATTGGGTTTGCTGGGTCTCGCTCATTTACTGGTTGAGCTCCGCCGTTTATCATGTAATCACGACCTTCTACGAGTTCCCCTAAAGAACCGGGTGCTCTCAGTTCATAAACTGATGTGCCCCCTGATACGGGTCTATATACCTGTTTTAGTTTAGCAATTTTGGTAACAAAATCAGCGACTTTTCTTACAGGTTTTATTATAGCCACTACGTAAGTATACGGATTGTCTTGCTGGTCTCCTGGAGTGACAGGCAAGGCTGAGGAAGGAGCGGTGATTTGATAATTCAAGGTAACCGAATTTGTCCGCTGATGCGACCACATTTGGTAATTTGCGGTTGAGTTAATTCCGGTAGCCGGCGAAGATGCAACAGAGTTGCTTCCTACGCCTCCAGCTCCCCAATTGAAAATTGGTCTATGACGTAAAATTAAACCTAAATTATCCCTTGTATTCTGCTTAGTTCTATTATCAATAGTTTCTTCTTGACCCCATTGGGTGTCCTGTGCTGATGAGCGTAAAGCTATACTTAAAGGTTGTATGTAGCATTGTGGTGTGCCGAAGGCTTTCCCGTCAAGACCTTCTGGTGCTGGCACTTGAAGCTCTACTTGTCCTTCTGGAATCACAATAGTAGAAACTTTTTGAACGATTTTTTTCTTAAGGCGAGCTATAGCTCTGGTGTTCTTTCTAATATGTTTTTTTGTTGTTTTTCTCATGGTCCGTGTTCTCGGCATTCTATATATTACTTTAGAAAATAATTTTCTTAGCATTATATATATATGAGTATAAATCCTATATGTGTTTATGATTTTACTCTAAGTTGCCTTCAAGTGGGCGATTATAGAAGTGTTAGGGACTACCTAATTAAGATAGGAAAAAAGTGGGCTTTTCAAGAAGAAAAAGGGGAATCTGGTTATTCGCACTTTCAGGGGAGGGTGTCTTTAAAAGTGAAGAAGCGGCTTTCCGAATTGAAATCCCCGTTCGGGATTCATTGGAGTCCTACAAGTAAAGCCTGTTGTGGTGACGATTTTTATGTTACGAAAGAAGAATCAAGAGTCAATGGACCATGGACTTCTGATGATGAAATTATTTATATTCCAAGACAGATTAGAGAAATTAATTCTTTGAGACCTTGGCAACAAAGTGTTCTAAATTATCTGGGAGTTTGGGACACGAGATGTATTAACCTGGTTTTTTGTCCTCATGGTAATATAGGTAAAAGTATATTGGTTGGCTGGTGTAGGGCTCATAAGTTAGCACGAGCTTTACCACCATGTAACGACCATAAGGATATTATGAGAATGGTTTGTGACCTTCCAACGGCAAAAAGTTATATTATAGATATGCCCCGGAGCATGAATAAGGACAGGCTTTACGGGTTTTATTCAGGAATAGAGACGATAAAAGATGGTTTTGCGTATGATGACAGATATAGTTATAAAGAGAAAGTATTTGACTGCCCGAATATATGGATATTCAGCAATACGTTACCTGATGAAGAAATGCTGTCACGGGATAGGTGGAAAATATGGGAGGTTAAGGAAGGGGAACTACAGAAATACGAAGAATGTCTAATAGTTGATGACTTGGATAAAAATTTATAGGGGGTAATGTTATTATTTGGAGGCGACTTCGTCTGTTACAGTATCTCCAAATAATATGTACTTATATCTTAACCCTCTGGCACAATTGGCACAATTATGGCTCCGATCACATTCAGGGATTTAGTTTTAGCAGGGAGGTTGCTTGGACACAAAAACAGCGGGCGTGCCAGTCGCT